TCGTCGACTCGAATGTCTCCGACCCGCTCCCGCTGTGCTCCATGCTGAGGATCTGCGCGATATCCACCAAGCTCGCTGACACAGTGTGTTGCAGCTTGGTTCCCTTGCACTTCACAATCGCCATTGTTCACACCTCCTAAGTGTGCTGAATTGAGAACTGAAGACTCCGCACGTAATGCCGCTGATCCCGTCCGTCACCGGTCGAAATCGTGTCATCCCGTGCATTCTCCCAGAGGACCGCGTTGATCGCGTCACTGGCCCCGGCTGCCCCTACGTAGTCGCGGAGAAATGTCTCAACGGCACCCGCCAGCGTGATCGATGCTGGGCGGTTGCTGGCGTAACAGTCGATGTCAAGCTCCGTCTTTCGCAGCGTTCCGCCTGTCCCGTCGAGTCGCTTGTATGGATCGTGCCCGGTCTGCGTGATAATGACGTAAGGGGGCTTGACGCCCTCCGCCGGGTTGTCGAGGAACACCGCTTCAAACGCCACGCCGCCGACAGTCTGGGCGGGGGCCAACGTCGTGATTGATGCTTGGGCTAGTAGCAGTGTGCGAAGTCCAATTTCAATTGCCATTACTTACCTTTCGTGGCACGTGCTTTTTCGATTGCCTTGGTAATCTCTGCACGAAGAACGGCAGCAGCCGCATCCTTGCCAGCGGCAAACCCTGCCGGAACAATTTTCCGATATTGCGCCGCATCTGAAGAGCCAGAGGCAGGGACTTTTCCGGTACGATGCCCGAGATTGCCGAAAGTTGCCTCCATATCTCGTGCTGCAATTTGGCCAGCCTTTGTTTCAGCTTTCATCTTCTGCCGTCGCTGCTTTGTGCCAACCATTAACCAATGAATGTTTTTGCCAGCCATGCCGACGCCACGTTTAATTTTTCCACGCTTTGCCACCTTCTTGTAGGCATCTCCGACACCCGCTCCCGCCTTGGCTACGAATGCGTCTCGCTTCGTTTCCTCAGCTCGACTGCCAATCAATACCTTAAGTCGCTTCTTGTCTGATGGAACTTGCGCCTTCATTTGTTTTGCCAAGATCGCAACGGCTTTTCGCAAACCAGTACGCATTCCTTTGCGGGCCTTTGCTGGTGCAATTGTGTCAAGACTTTTGATCAAAGCCTTGTCGCCAGTCAATTTCAGAGAGGCGATCCGTTGCTGTATGCCGACCTGAACAGCACGCTGTGTGGCAAAACTCTTGAAGTCTGCTTTCGTGAATACTGGCTTTGGCTTAGCCATCGATTGCGATCTCCGTCGCGATAAACCGCACCATCTCGCTACCCTCGTCCACATCGAGAGGTGGGCTTGCAATGCTAAAGACGCGATCGCCCATCTTCAGCCGCTGCTTGACGGTGAACGCCTTGCTCTGCGGATCGGCTCGCATTGTGATCTGATGCGTGATGTCGGCTGCAATCTCTGGCCCTCTGTCAAACTCACGACTCCCGCGCGTTACCATTCGACACCATCGAACAGCAAACGTCACCCAGTTCCCGCTTGTGGTCTCGTCAACCTGACCAGCACCGTTGACGCTTGCCGACAGTCGCTGCACCTCGACACGCTGTGAAAGATGTCCCGCCCTCATGCGTAGTTCCCCCACTTCAGACGATCAGTGAGGGCCGTGTATGACAACTCGATCTCTTTGGAGATTGTCCCTGTCAACACGGATTCGCGATTCTCAACCCAATGACTGGCCAGCAAGAGGATCGCTTGCTTCGCGTCTTCCGGGACGGCACTGGCCGCACCGTATCCCGCCACCATCGTGACCAGGACAGCCCCAAACCGGTCGTATGTCGTGGGCCATGTCTGGCCGAATGCGGGCCGAATCAAGATCGGCTCCGCGTACAGATCTGCCTCGTAGGTCGCCGATGCCAGAGTCTGCAGCGTGTTGTTCGCGTCGTAGTAGGTGATGGACGTGATGCTCTGGATCGGCAGCAGCTCGGGGACGATGTACGTGGGTAGGTAGTCGAGATTGCACACCACAGTCTGTGTACACAGCTTCCGCCGCGTGTCTTTCTCGACCATGATCCTGGCCGTCTTAATCAGTCCGGCAAGCCGCTCGTCTTCGTGTCCGTGGTCAATGCGGGCGTGCTCTTTCAGTTCGGCCACGCTGACCGGCTCAACCGTTGGAGGCACGCTCACGCGCAGCGAAGAGCGAACCCCCCGCATAGACTCCAACGGTCTCGCACGGTCCCACGGCATGGCCTATCGCCCTCTGTTCTGACGACGTACTGCCCGCTCGTACTGCGGGACTGCTGTCGCCTGTTCGATTTCTTCCGGGGCGGGCTTGGCAATCTTCCGCCTGACGAGGAGGTTTCCCACCCCATCAGGCGGATCGATTGTCTTGCCTGCTCGCAATCCCTTCCATGTCTGCAGGAGCACCAGCCGCATTAGGCAGGCACCCGCAAAATGTTGCCGAAGTTCCGCTCGGTCGCAGTGACCGGCGTATCTTTCGCCCGCGACAGCAGCGCGAACGCCGTCGCAAAGGTTCCGGCAGTTCCGTCGCCACAAGTCGCCACCAAGTCGAGATAGCGCTTGCGTCCCCGCAAGTCGATCTCGAACTTAAAGCACTTGTTGTCGTCGGTCGCAGTCGGCAGCGCCGAGGTAGTTCCAGCGATCCCCGCCGAGGTGCCATAGACAAGGCCGGTCACATCGGCGAAACCGCTGCCGCTCGTGTCGGACTCCTGCATCTTGAGGGCGGTCATCGCGATATCGGTTGCTCCGAGGTAAACGTAGACCTCGCAGTAATCGTAACCGGCGGTGTCGATTTCCGATGTGGTCAGACTGGCATTGTCCACGATGGCAGCCGGGGGAGTGACGCTCACCCACCGGGTGTTCTGTGCATTGATCATGTAGGCTCTCCTTACGACGCCGGGGTCTTCAGCATGATCACCGGGCCAGCGACAGTACTGGTCCCCTTCTCATGCACATTGATGTCGAACCGCTCGGTTCCACGGATGGCAAGCTGGTCGTACTCGAAGTAGCGCGATCCATCCACGGCAATCGAGATGCCACGCCGCGAACCCATCGACGCCGCCAGATCGAGATTGCCGAGGTAGGCAATTCCGTCCGTCGAGGTCTGGGCCGTGGTCGTGCTGTTCATTACCTGCACGATTTCCACGGGGAACCCGAGGAACTGCAGGGGAGCACCGCCAGCGATCTGGGCGACAGTGTTGCCGCCAGCCGCTTCCGCAAGCCGCAGCATCGAGTTCGCCCAACCAACGCGGCTGATGTACCACCTGGCTCCGTTGACAGCGTACTGAGGCAGCTTGCCAACCATCGCCTCAAAGTCTTCGAGGTCGAGGGTTGAGAACGCGGTGTTGCCGGTCGCGGCAGCCACCTCGCTGCCATCGTTGAGCACGTTCTTCAGGCCGACGATCCCACCATAGGTACTGGTGCCGTCGCCGTTGAAGAGGCATTCATCCTCTTTGTCCGCGAATGCGTAGGCGATTTCCTGCGCGAGATCGTCGGCAATCGAAATCGCCGAGTCCTCGTTGAGTTCGCTGCTGTACTTGGTCAGCACCGCCAACTTGCGGGCCGTCAGACTGACCGTGTCCCATCCCTTATCGCTGGCCGTGATCTCGGCATTCTCCGACACAAAGTAGGCCGTGACGCCTGACTGTCGGCGGGGAACGATCATGGTATCGTACTTCATGGGACGAATGCGGAGCACTCGACGGGCAACCCCCCGCTCTTCCCGCAGATCGATGATCGCAGTCTCCATCTGCTCGGGGACCAAGAACCCGCCGAGATTGTTCGACGTGGTCTGGAGCGCCCGGGTCTCGATCCCATTGTCGGCACACCACTGGGCCGCCCGTTGATCCCCACCGAGGATCGCCAGACACCATTGTCCGGCAGCGTAGGCGCGGTCCTGTGCGTCGGGTCCACGGAAGGAACGCAAGGCACCATTGCGCCGCAGCGTCCGGACCTCAACCTTCGGGGCCGCAGCCACAATCCCAGGAGCGGGAGTAGGGGCACTCCGCCGCCCCTCGCTGGCAGCCAGTGCAGCTTTCTCGGCGATCAGCTTGCTGTACCGGGCTTCTTCGGCACCAGCCTTGCCAGCCTCTTCCAAGAGGGTTTCGTACTTGCGGGTCTCGTCGTCCGTGAGGGGCCGACCCTTGCCGCTGTCGCCACCGGTCGCCGCAGCCACCAGCACGCCTTCCGCCTCGGCCAACTTGGCCGAACGCAATTCGCGGGCCGCATCGGCCAGCTTTTGCAGATCCATAATTGTCGTCTCCGTTTTGGCCGACGACCACCAGATAACACATCAGGCGTGTACCGTCGGCAAGTGCGAACACCTGCTGACAATCCACGCCTGCAACGGCAATTGCGGATGTCTCGCGAAATCAACACCATGCCAACGGGCTGG